TCAGATGATCCTTTGTGCAAAGAGAAAACGCGCCGCGATCCGGCGCGCCCAAGGTGCGCTCAGCGGGCTTTCGACAACGCCATGCCCGCTATAGGCGTGAATGAACGCAGGGGCGGCGCCGGTGGCTGACACCAGCCCCAGATGTTTGGCCACGCCGCCCGCGCGCATCCGAAAGAGCAGCACATCACCCGCTGCCAGCGGACCCGTGGCAGGCGGCATATGGCGCAGCGCCGCCTGCCACAGCCGTTCCTGCCCCTGCGGTTCGGACCAGTCGGGGGTGTAGGCCGGAACCTGTTCCGGCTCTGCTCCATGCAATTCACGCCAAAGCCCGCGCAACAGGCCCAGACAATCGCAACCGATGCCGCGTGCGGCCCCTTGGTGCAGATAGGGCGTGCCGATCCAGCGCCGCGCGGCCAGTACCACGGGCGGCGTCATGGGTTGCGCCGGCTCTGGCCGGTCAGGTTGCTGTCGCTGCGCGGCACGGCGACCAGCCAATCATCGCCCGGAATATCGGGAAAGCCCTGAAAGTTCAGCAGATTGGCAAATTTCACGCGGCAGGTCAGCGCGGCCTTGTCGCAGCCTGCGGTCAGGGTCAGCAGATCCGCCACGCCAATGCCTGCACGGATCGGGTCCCACAGGGTAATCTCGCGCGCGTCCTCCAGCAGCCGGTCGGATTTCACCACCGCCGACAGGCCAGCGGCAGGGCCGGTCATGACCTGCAATTTCCCCGCCTCGAACCAGCCATCGTTGAACATGGCCTGCCCGGCAAAGCGGAACACACGGTTATCCTGCACCGCGACAGGCTGTGCGCTGAACCGGTAGGCCGGATCATCCAGCGCAAAGCGGCAGCGCGCATCGCCCAGCACGGCGGAACATTGCGTCAGATAGCTGCGTCCCTGCGGCTGGTTCAGCGCCTCGGTCAGCCCGCGCAATTCGGCTTGAAACCCGCCCTTGGCGCGGGTGATCTCGCCCAGGCTGCCCACGAATTGCAGCGCGCGGTCGGCCAGCGCATCCCAGCGCACCTGCCAGATCCGCACCATGGCCCCGTCATAGCGGCCCGCGGTGATATCGGCCTCGGATATCGCAGCCGACGACAGCGCGCCCAGCGCCTCGGTATTGTTCACCGACAGCCCCGTGGTGCTGGACAAAGCGCGCGCCGACAGACCCGATTCCGGCGCAAAGTGGATGCCCTCAAAGGCCAGCGGCAGATCGTGGTCGGTGAACCCCAGCGTCACCCCGTCAAGGCGGGTGACGGCCCAGCAATGGCAGGTCTGCGTCGCGCCACCCGCCAGATGCGCGGCAAGGCCGGTCATATCCGCACCTCGATCACCGGCACGTCGGGGGCCTCGCCCGCCTGAAAGCGTGACATGGATGTGCGGATCGTATCGGTGGCAAAACGCACCGGCACGTCGAATTCGAACGCCGCCCTGATTTGCGCATCAATGTCGGGCGGATCGGTAAAACTGACGATGCCGGTCGTGACATCGACGGTATAATCCACCCCCGCCACCATCGCATCACCCCCGCGGCTGACGCGGATCGTGCCTGCGACGGGTTTGGTGATTGGGCGGATATAGCTGGTCTCGCCCGACCGGTAAGTCTTGGACAGCTGGAACGTGCGCGTCACCTCGTCACCCAGGCCAATCAACTGGTCCGGTCCTGCAATATCCTGCGACGGCAGGCAGGATTTGTAATCGGACCAGTCTTTCCAACGAAAACCGATCAACTGGCCCTGACGCGCCTCGAAAAACGCGATCAGCACCGCCAGATCGTCCAGCGCGCTTAGCCCCAGCCCCGCGTCATACCGCCTGCGCGCATGCGCCCAGGGCGTGTTGCGTTCCTCGTATCCATTGGCAAGGGTGACGACCTCGGTGCGCCGTTCCGGCCCGCCACTGGCGCCGAATGACAGGTTGGCGGGAAATCTGATCTCGTGAAACATGGCGTTGTCCTTAGCTGTTGCGCTGGCCGCGCTGCATCGCGCGCGCCATCTGCTGGGCGATCTGCGACTGGCTGCGTTGGAAGCCCTGCACATCGGGTGTGGTGATCTGCATGGTGACATGCACGGCCCCGCCACCGCCGCCGCGCACACCCAGCCGCCCGTCGGGGCCGCGCGCCAGTGGCATGATCGCCTCTGGCCCCGCCTCGCCCATCAATCCGGTGCCGCCGCGCATCGGGAAAGTCGTAGGGCTGGACACGATCCCGCCCTTGGCAAAGGGCATCATGCGGCCTTGCGAAAACGGCGCGCCATCCGCGAACGGCATCAGGCCGGACACAAGGCTGTTCAGCCCCCCCGCCAGCATCCCGCCGAAATGGTCGGTCACCGGTTTCAGCGCGGCGTTATAGACCGTGCCAGACATCGACCGGCCCAGACCGGCAAAGACATCCGACAGGCTCTTGCCATCCAGCACCAGCCCATCCAGCGCGCGGCGCAATCCGTTCGAGAACCCCCGTTCAAGGTTGCCCAGATCGCGGGTCGTATCGCTCAGCGCGGTTTGCGTGCCGCGCAATTGCGCCTCAAAGGCCGCCGTGACAGCCGACACATCGCCAAGGCTGCGTTCCAGCGCGGAAATATCGCTGTCAAAGGCGTCAAGCCGGTCAAGATCGGTCATTTTTATCCCCTTTCGGATCATCGGGAAAGGCGCGCGCCAGCGCATCCAGCCCCGCGCGCGTCATCGGCGCTGGCCCCGCCTGCGCGCCCAGCATCAGTTGCAATTCCGCAGGCGTCAGCGCCCAAAAGGCGGCAGGCGGCAGGCGGCAGGCGCAGGGTGCAAAGCCCCGCGCGCATCAGCCCCGCCCAGTCCAGCGGTGTCATTGCGGCACCGTGAAGGCCCGCGCCAGCAGGGTCGCGGCCAGTTTCGCCGCACCCATCGGCCCGCCCGGAAAATCCACCGCCAGCAGATCATCTGCCTGCCCGCGCCAGCCGCCGCCGCGCAGGCCAGCGACGATCACGGCCATCACATCGCGGCTGGAAAACGCAGCGCATTCGAACCGCGCCACCAGATCGACCAGCGATCCGGTTTGCAGGGTCGTTTCCAGTTCTGCCAAAGCACCCAGCGTCAGCTTGGCCTCGATCACGCTGTCACCGATGGTGACGGCCACTTCACCCGCGAAAGGATTGGCCATCAGACCAGCGCCACGAATTGCAAGGCCCCGCCCGAGGCCAGCGCGATTTCATAGCTTGCCTCGCCATTATGGCTGCCTGCGTAATCAATGCCGGTGATCTGGAACGCGCCTTGCAGCGTGCCGAAACCGGGGATGATGACCTGAAAATCCGGCATCAGCCCGCCAAAGAAAATCTGGCGCGCGCGTTCGTCCGTGGCGTCATCCTTGAACACGCCCGCGCCGGAAATCGCGGCGGTTTTCACCCCCGCACCGCCCAGCAATTCGCGCCAGCCCCCGGTGCTGTCCAGGCTGGTCACATCCACGGTTTCCGCATTCAGGCTGATCCGCGTCGCGCGCAGGCCGGCCAGGGTTTCAAACTGGCCATCGCCGGTCATGTCGATCTTGATCAGCAGGTCTTTTCCGTTCTGGGCCACCATCGGGGCTCTCCTTTATGATCGGGGTTAAACGTCGTCGGCCACGCGGGCGCGAAAGGTCAGGGTGATCTGGCGCATATTGCCGGTGCTGGTGCGCGCGGCCTTGGCCTTGGTGAAATTGAGGCTGACCAGCGTGCCGCGCGACAGCGTCATTGGCGCATCCAGCAGCGCATCGCAGATCGCTCCTGCGGCAGCTTTGGCACCGGCGAACCCTGCCGCCTCGCTCAGCACATCAATGCTCAGCGCATGGGTGGCGCCATTGCCGGTCTTGTCTGACGCATCGCGCACATCCTCGGTGCCCAGCACCACATAAAGCGGCGGCAAAGGACCGGCAGGCACCGCGTCATAGATCGCGGCCCCCACCAGCGCGCCAAGTGCCGGATCAGCGGCCAGCCGTGTATAGACCGCCGTTTGCAGGGCGGCCGCGATGGCATAGGTCATGTGGCCACCTCCTCGGTTGCGGTGCAGGTCAGATACAGACCCTTGTCATCCGCCTCGGTCACGGCGGCGATGGCGAACAGCCGCGCGCCCAGCCGGAACCTTTGGCCCGGTTGCGGGCGCGATGGTGCGCCATGGGGTGCCGCACGCAGGATGATCTGGTAAGGCACGCGCGACAGGCTGGCCGACAGCGCCGCAGCCTCGCGCCCGGTGCCGGGTTTGATCGCGGCCCAGACGCGGCCAAGCGCCTGCCAGTCGCTGGTGAAACCACCCGCGCCATCGGGGGTCTGCACGCGGTGTTCCAGCACCAGCGCGCGGGTCATCTGCGGAATGCTCATGCCCGTGCCCCCAGCCGGATCACGCGGTAAGGATCAATCAGCGCCGTGACCCCCGCAGGCACCAAGCCCTGCGCGCCGCCCATGTCATGGCGGGCATCGTAATGATGCGCGGCCAGCATCAGACTGGCCTCAGCCAGATCAGCAGGCAGGTCCGACCAGTCCGGCCCGAACCCCGCCATCAGCCCGATCCGCACCGACCCATGCGGCGGCACCGGCGGCAGGATACCGCCCTTGGCCACCAGTGCAGGGCGGGCGGTATCGGGGACCAGATACCAGCGCGCAGGGTTGGTGATGGTTTCGACCCCGTCATGGGCGATTTGCGTGACATGCACGATGGCATTGACCGGGGCTGCAGGCAGCAGCTGGCGCACCGGATCGCGCCAGGCGCGCAGGGTCCAGCTGAAATCGCGTTCAATCAGGATCTTGCCGGTGCGCGCCTCGATCGCGGCCATGGCGGCGCGCAGATGACGCGACAACAGCCCGTCCTGATCGGCATCATCGGCAAAGCCCGTGGCAAAGCGCAGATATTCTTTCAGCTGCGCCACCGGCAAAACCGCGTCTGGTACCGGATTTTCTTCGACTAACATCATGGATTTGCTCCGAAATTCATATGGCACAGCTGTCCCGGACACAGACCCGCCCGGCCATGCTCGGACGGAAGGGGGGGCTGCTAGACATGACCACACGGGCCTGTATCCGGGGGCCGGGCCACGCGCCCGTGCAGGCGCGCGCCCTATCGGGTCAGGCTTAGCTGACCGCGAATTTCAGCAGCTTGATCGCGGCGAAATCGCTGACCGCACCGCCCACACGCTTGGTGGCATAAAACAGCACATGCGGCTTGGCCGAGAACGGATCGCGCAGCACACGCAGATCGGGCCGTTCGGCCACGGTATACCCGGCCCCGAAATCACCAAAGGCAATGGCGGCAGAGCCTGCCGCGATATCGGGCATATCTTCGGCGACCAGTACCGGATAGCCCATCAGCCGTGCAGGTTCCCCCGCGGCCAGACCGTCGGACCACAAAAAGCGGCCATCGTTGTCTTTCAGCTTACGGATCGTGCCAGCGGTCTTGGAATTCATCACAAATGTCGCATTGGCGCGGTACACCGCCCCCAAGGCATAGACGAGGTCCACAATCGGATCACCCGACTGGATGCCACCGGACACACCCGTGGTCACGAAACCGATATTGCCCCATTCCCAGATCTCATTTTCGACCTGTGGATAGGTCAGCATCCCCTTTGGCTTGTCGATCCCGTCACCGTTGATGAATGCCGCCGCCTCGGACCGCGCGAATTTGTCGGCGATCCGGCCTGCCAGCCAGCCTTCGATATCAAAGGCACTGTCATCCAGCAGCCGCTGCGACGCTTTGGGCAAGGCTGACAGTTCATGCAGCGCAATGCTGATCCGGTCGATCTGCGGCGTGGTGGTCTCGGCCATGCTGCCGGTTTCCGTGGCCCAGCCAGCGCCCATTTCGGTGTGATCAACCAGCACGTCATAAGATGTGGCATCGACCGTCACAACGCTGGCCACAGCCCGCAAGGACGCGGTCGAGGACAGGGTGCTTTTGATCGTCGCGGCGGTCTGGGGGTCCACCAGATAGCCCCCATCAGCGGCCATCACCGAGGACAGCGCCTTGCCGTCCAGGTCCAGCCCGCGCAGGGCATCATCATCGCCCGAGCGCAGATAGGCGGCAAAGGCTTTCTGATGCGGTGCATCCGGCGCGGCAGTCGTCGCCAGCGCGCTGCGGGCGGTCATCATCGTCTTGCGATCCAGCTTGTTCATGCGGTCATCCTGTTTTTGAAGTTTGGCCTGCAGGCCGTTGGTAAAAGTGGTGAAATCCGCCAGAAATCCGGCGATGGCTTCGGTCAGGTCAGGCGCGGACAGATCTTGGGCGATCCGGGCCTTGGGCACGGGTGTGGTCATGGGATTTTCCTTTGGCGGTCGGGGTTAAAGCGGGGGCAGCAGGCGGCGCGCCTGCGCAAAGGCACGCGCAAGCCGGTCCAGATCATCGGTGTCGCGGGCCTCGGCCTTGGCGGTAACACGGGCCTCGGGCAGCATCGGAAAGGTGACCAAGGACACTTCCCACAGGTCCAGTTCCGACAGGCGGCGCGCGCCGCTGGCGTCTTTATGCGCGCGCAGGGTGCGATAGCCGATCGACAGCCCGTCGATGGCGCCCGCCGCGATCAGGCTTGCGGCCTCGCGGGCGCGGGCGATATCGGTCAACAGACGGCCCCGGACCCAAAGACCCTTGGCATCCTCGACCACCTCGTCCCAGATGCCGATGGGCTGGGCCGGATCATGCTGCCAGAGCATCTTGATCCGGCGGCCCTTGGCCAGGCTGATGCGATAGGCACCGGCCTCGACGATATCGCCCCCCTTGATCGGTCGCGCCGAACAAGGATGCATAGCCGCTGATCACCTGCCCGTCGGTGACGGTCACGGCCTGCGGGCCGGTGCAGAATTTATGTTCCAAACTCATGATATGGCTCCCGTGATTGCCTTGACGATCTCGATGACCAGCAGACCGGCGCAGCCGCAGACCACGATCCAGACCTGCCAGGCCAGCCGTGCGATGATGCTTTCGATCCGGCCCAGGCGCAGATCGACCTGCGCGAACCAGAAATCCGATGCAGGCGGCGGCGGCGCGCGGCGCTGGCCGCGCAGGGTAATCACCTTGTCATCCATGCTGGCCGACCTCCTGCGCGGGCAGGCCCAACAGGCGGCGCTTTTCCGCATCACTGAGGAACGCAGCCGCCCCCACCCGCGCCCAGAGGCTGTCGCGCTCATGCGACAGCGCGGCGATCTGGTCGCTGTCAGGGCGGATCTCGATGCGCTGGCCGGAAAAATCCGACAGCCAGTCCGCGATGACCGAGGCGACGCGGGTCGCCAAAGGCAGCACCGTCAGGCGGTAAAAGGCGCGGTTGGCCTCTTGGTAATTGGCATAGGTCGCGTCACCGGGGATGCCCAGCAGCATCGGCGGCACACCAAAGGCGATGGCGATCTCGCGCGCGGCGGCTTCCTTGGTTTTCTGGAATTCCATGTCCGAGGGCGAAAACCCCATCGGTTTCCAGTCCAGCCCGCCTTCCAGCAGCATCGGGCGGCCCGCATTGCGCGCGCCCTGATGCTGGCTTTCCATCTCGCTGACCAGCCGGTCGTATTGATCACCGGTCAGCGCGGATTGACCATCCGCGCCACGATAGACAATCGCACCCGAGGGCCGGGCCGCATTGTCAAGCAAGGCCTTGGACCAGCGCGAGGCGGCATTATGCACATCGATGGCCGCGGCACAGGCCTGCAAAGGCGAAAACCCGTAATGGTCATCCTGCGGATGAAAGGATTTGACATGGCAGATCGGGCTGTGATCCTCGGTGACGGCAAAGCGGTGCTTGCGGCCATCGACATTGTATTCATAGGCCATGGGCCAGCCATCCGGCCCCGGGACCACCGCCATCCGGTCAGAGCGCAGCACATGGATCTCGGCCGGCAGGCGATCGACTGCCACCGCCTCCAGATAGCCGTTGCCGGTCAAAAGCAGCTGGCCGAACAAGGCCTCCAACAATTCTGCGCGGCCCTGTGCGCCATTGGGGCGCGCCAGCAGCGCCTGCACCGGATGGTGGTCATAGCGGTGGTCGTCATCCTGCACCACCAGCGGGATCGCGGCGGCAGCCTCGGCAATCAGACGCACGGCGCGAAAGCCCACCGGATTGCCCAGAAACCCGGTCCGGGTCAGCGACACGACATCGCGCGGCGACCAGGCCACCCGCCCCGCCCCCTGCAGCGCGACAACACGGCCCGTGGCCGAGGTCTTGACCTGCGGTGCAGCGGGCGGTTTGCGGGTCAGGAAATCAAACATGGCTTCTCCTCGAAACGATCATTGCGGCGTTGAAAGAACTTTACCGCACAGGGCTGAGGATGCGGTTACGGCACCGTGCGCACCCGCCCGCAACACCTGCCCCGGCCGCACCGGCAGGCGCGCTCCGCGCGGGAGTATTTAAGGAAAAGAGAAGTCGAAAGAAAAAGCCGGGGCCCGCTGTTCAGGCCCCGGCTTCTTATTTCCAAAAATACTCCCGCGCGGCGCGCCCGAGCAGCCTGCAGGGCTGCGACGGTCACAACCCCCTGATCTGGGGGTTGCGCCAGCTTTGGGCCGGGCCGATCATCAGGTCGTGGATCGCCCAGACCAAAGCATCGACACGGTCGGGCGATCCGCGGCCCTGATAGCCCGCACCGGTCATCTGGCACATCTGGTCTTCCAGATCGCCAAGCCCGCGCAGGTGCCGCACACGGCCTTGGTCATAAAGCGCCGCGACAGGTTCGGCGCGCGCCACCTTGCCGCGGCTGGCATGGACCGTGCGCAACGGCACCAGCGGGTCAATCTGGCGGATCACGGCGGCGACCATGTCACCGCCCTGGTTGACCTCAGCCACCAGCCGGTCGGCATTATGGCGCGCCATGGCCCCGATGGCGGCGCGCGCCCAAGCGTCGGGGCTGGCGCCTTGCAGGCTTGCGTCTTCCAGCACATAGGCGCGCCAGTCCTGCACCGGCCCTGCCATCACCACGCCAGCAACGATGATCCCGCAGGCATCCGATCCGGCATGCGCCGTGGTGGGCGGGTCGATGGCCACGACGATCCGCGTCAGCGGCGGTGCTCTGTCCAGCTGACAGGCGGCCAGCGCGCCTATCTGCCATAATGCGCCCTCCACATCATCGAGCATCACCCCATCCAATTCCTGCCGCCCCAATGCCGTGCCTGCATATTCCGCCGCCATTTCCGCCAGAAAGCTGTCGGCCAGATTGGCGCGGTTGGCGCTGGTGGGCGCATGGGTGACGACCGTGCTGGGCCGGTCCAGCAGTTTGCGCAGCAAGGCCTGCCGGCGCGGTGTGGTCGTCACGCAGACCCGCGGTGCATCCCCCAACCGCAGCCCGAATTGCAGCATGTCCCATGTCGCCGCCGCCTTGCGCCATTTGGCCAGCTCGTCCACCCAGGCCGCGTCGAACTGCGGGCCGCGCAGGGCCTCTGGGTCTTGCGCGGAAAACAGCGGGGCCTGCGCGCCATTGGGCCAGACCAGCATCTGGCGGGTGGCGATCCATTTGGGGCGTGCGTCAGGCGGGCAGACCGCCATGATCCCGCTGTCGCCGAACACCATGACCTCGCGCGCCTGGTGATAGGTTTCGCCGACCACCGCGATCCGGCGCGCGCCGCTGGCCACCATGCGGCGCACCCATTCGGCGCCGGCGCGGGTCTTGCCGGCCCCCCGCCCGCCCAGGATCACCCAGGTCCGCCAATCGCCCTGTGGCGGCAGTTGATGCGGCATCGCCCAGAAGGCAAACAGATAGGGCAAAGCCTGCAATTCGGTGTCACTCAGGCTGCTCAGGAACGCCCGTTGCACCGAGACTGGCGCGGAGGCGATCAAATCTGCGCCCAAGCTCGTCGCGGATGCTGTCAAGGTCGGCGCAGTCAGCGGGATTGGCGGTTTGGGCAGCATTGAAAGCCTCCTCTGCGGTCAGCACCTTGAGATGCGCCGCGATCAGTTGATCCATACGGGTGATAATCGTGCGGGGGGTGTCTTCGGTCAGATCATCGGTGATCCGCAGGCTGTGGTCCAGCAAGGCGCGGATCCGCGCGAACAGGGTCGTGATTTCCGCCACCCGCGCCCGTGCCTGAGCCTGCGCCTGCGCCTGTGCCTTGGTCCGCGCGGTGGAATCGTGGTCGTGTCGTGCAGTCAT